GTATATAATTTACACTCCCTAAATTTATTAATTCAAATATAATTGAATATTTAAGAAGTGTAAATATTTTTAACTGTTAAAAATCATACTTGCTTCATAGCTCTATCAACTAACTTTTTATCTGTAGTCATATAAACTTCATTCTTATAAGTTTCACTGCTTGCCCAGACAACATTATCTCTCTTGAATCTAATATAATTATGATTACCAGGACGTTCTATAAAACTATAAACTGGTATTTCATCCTTTACTTTACGTAATATATAGATAGACTTACTATTCACCTTCCAGACTGGATTATCAGTAATTACATGATACTTATTATCCTGATCTCGCCACAAAATATATATCTGGTCTCCAGGAACTAAATCAGCCAATTTTTTCATAAATTCCTCTTCTTTCTATATTATAATTTATCTATACAAAGTTATAATATATACTTGAATGATTAGTACAATACGAGCAGCAAAATAATGAGAATATCCCATTAAAGGATATTCTCATTGTATGAAGCAATTTATTAGGCAACGTCAAAGTCAAGCAAGATACGTTCGATAACGCCTGTAAACTTAACTGAGATTTGTACCCGTAAGATACGTTGTTGCTTGTCGTAGTCACTAGCACTGATTTGAGCTGTAACTGACTCGCAACTACGGTTACTTGTATAGGTGCTCAAGTAATTATTCAAAGCACTATACAAAGTATTAGTAGTAGTTTCATCATTAAACTGTATTTCTACAAGACTATATCATGAATCAATTACTTGATCCCCTCATCCTTCCCTACTTAAATAGGTACTCTACTCATCTACTAGTTAAATAGTAGCTTTCGATAGTCGTTGAACGTTCTTCATTGAATAGAAGATTCGCTGCTAGAATTTTCATTGATTAGATCCTTAGCATTTTCAGCTTAGATCATCTTATAGATTGTTTCTGAATTTCTTCAACCATTTAGGTTCTATAAGCTTTAGAATTTACAAGCAATTCATGAGGTACAATCACAGATTTACATCTATGACGGAGTTTATTTAGTAAGTTAAGCTACTAATCTTAGCTTACTGGTTTTCTCAAAGACAAAGTTCGAGCAGAGCTGTTCAGCCCCACGCTTCATTTGCAGGATAGTAAACATGTTGTTGATGTTAGTTAAAGCACCTGAGCCAGTTTCACTAGTACTCTGACTACCTAAAGTTGTGATAGTATTATCAAACTGCAAGTAGTTCAAGTGAGCCATATAAAGTTTTTCCTTATAGGCTGAGTTAGGATACCAGTTAACATCAGTAAATCCATCAATGATACCTCGGCGAGGGCCAGCTAATGGATAATGCATGCCATACTGAGTAGCATGTAATGGAATCTTAGCTGCTAATGGATACGTAGTTGTGAATTTGATATCACGGCCAGTATATTCATCATAGTATGTTTCAGCCTGTGTAAAGATCGAGACATATCGAGATACAATATTGAAGCTTTGTTGTCTCCACTGAATAGCATCAGCTGGACTAACCGTAAATGAGCTGCCAGCATCATCACTAAAGAACTGCATGTCTTGTCGCATATTCCGAACAAAGTTCGAGATAACGATCTTAACAGCATTAGGATAACGAGCATCCAGGATCAAGTCAGCTGGGTACAAATGACTATCAGTAATTTCAGGAACCACGTCTCCAGCGTAGGCTTTAATTAACTGGTTCTTGATAGCTTCGGATCGTTTAGCTAACGTATTAGTATCATACGTAAAGGCACCATCTGATCCAAGAAGCATTTTGATAGGTGAGTTAAAATCTAATAGAGTTGTGTTGAAGAATTTACTGTTAGTAGCAACTACGTAGTTATTCTGGACGTCAATATTTTGACGAGCATTTTGCTGAATAGCTGCTTCATCATACGTACCTTGTGGAGTAATCATAGTTAAGATAGCACTGTGGAAGCCAGATAAGTCTGCTAAGTAATCAACACGGATACGTTCGATAATATCTTCTACTAACGTAGTAGTTGATTGGAAAGTAATCGTGTTAATAACTTTCAAGAGCTTGTTGCAGTCATCATTAGCAGTGCTATAGATCTTAACTTTGTTTACTGGGTTTTCTGGATCGTCTTGGATGTAGCCGCCAGCCATATCTTCATAAATCTGGAGGATGGAGTTATAGCTACCTACCACACTACTTGCGTCACTGTCATCAAACAGGTCAGCAATATCAGCAGGTACATAGTCATAACCATCATAAGCTACAGGAACAAGACTTTCCCAGACGTACTTGATTTCTGTTTCCAAGTTATCAAGGACTTCAGCAATACCTTCGAGATCTGAACCATCATACAAGCCAAGTTGATAGTTAGTAATATCATTGATGATATTAGTAATCTTGCTTTCATGTTGGATAGTAAAGATGTTGATCTTATCTTTCCGACCAATCAAGTTATCAATCCGAGATTTATCTGAGGCATACTTCTCTTCGAGAGAAGCATTAGGAGACCCATGCAATGTCAAAGTGAACATAGCATCAATCTGATTACCATAGTCAAACAAAGTACTCTTAATCTTCGAAACGATTTCGTCTGCTTCTGAAGTTAAGAAAGCTAGGTTTTCTTCACTAGGATCTTTGACATAGGCTGCTTTATACTTATTATAGACAGCCAAGACAGAGTCTTCGTTTTCTGGATCCAGGTTATCATTCATGAACTTAGGAATCAATCCACTAGGATCAGTTCCTGTATCCGGGGTACCGATATCGCTTTCAGCAGGAACAATTAAGTTGCCTACTGGATTAGGTACGGCACTGTCTGTTTCATTCTGTCCTTCTGGAGTAGTTGGATCACCTGGTGTACCAGGATTCAGCAACTTGCTTAAGGCTAACTTAAATGGATTGAAATCATTCTCTAACAGCATAGGGAAGTCTTTCTTCATGTAAGCTGTTTTGTTAGTAGCTAAGTTATATGCATCATCCCGAGTACTGTTATCCAAAGTAACTAAAGCTTGTTCAACTGGATCTGTAGCTGCTGGGATATTGAGAACAGGACGACCATTCTCAGAAATCAAATGTCCATTCGAGTTATACTTATGTAAACTGATATGAACGTCTTCTTCTTGTTTAGTAGTCTCGTTGTAGTAAGTTTTAGCCTTACCATCCAAGTCAATCATACTTTGACCAGTCAAAATATCCAAGGAGTTAGGATTAACATCTGGGTTAATAGTATTACAGATAGTATTGAAAGCATCAGTATTAAACTTAACTTTCAAGTACTTGGAGTAGCGGTTAACTACATCTTCAATAAACATACTCTCCCCATTACGATCTAAGGCTTCCTGGTCAAAACTGACATAGAAAGGTCCTTCGATCATAGTTTCGTCACCCTTGTTGTTATATTCAATAGTCTCGAAGTTATAGACACGGGATGATTGGATGTTATCATAACTACCATTAGCATAGATACGGAATCCTAAGTTATTGTAAGATTCACCACGTCCATTAGGATAAACTAACATAAGAAAGTTATTTGCATAACCATCAATAGAGTTTTCTGAAGTACGAAGCTTCGTTAACTCACTGAGAAGAATATCTCGGTTAATGTTATTTTTCTTAATGAAAGCAGCTGTTGGTCGTAAGCTTACATCATCAATAAAGACATCTTCATTAGTGTCAGTAGTATGAACTTTCTTACCATTGACATTAACCTTAGTCTGAATATTAACGACAGCATGAGCAAAAGTAGCATCATCGGGCAAGATACGCATAACGTAAGCTTGTCCACCTGAGCTTAACCATTGCATGATGTTATAGGCTTGTTGACCATACTTGTCGTAATTGGGATCTCCATAGAGGAACTTAAATTCTTCTGGAGTACTTACGAAATTCAAGACCCCATCTGGACCACGATCAAAAGCGTCTACAGCCAATAATGTAATTACCCCATTAGAGATAGTGTACGAGTTCTGAGCCGCATTGATAGTGGAATAGACACCAGGATGTAATTGGTTAATTACTTGATCTTCTGTAGCCAAGTCTGGGTCATTCCTTTCTGTATATTGGTTTTATATTTTCTTTTCTGTGGTAGTACTATAATTTTACCTAGCATAGTAAATTAATATATAATTGTTGTAACTGATAGAAAATTGTTAGTTACTTCAGGTTAGTACTTGATAATTTTCTCTATAGGAGAAACTTTTTCTTT